AAACCTTGTAGATTATGAAGCAGGTAAAACAATACTTGAAACAGCAATAGGAGTAATAAATAAACAAAACGTAAAACAAACAACAATATTTTAATTATGATAACATTACTAAACGGTGAACATTGGGCAAAAGAAGAAATACTTGCACATATGTATGAAGATGATTTTTATTATAACAAACTTGGTAAACACGCTTTAAGTTCTTCAAGCCTTAAAATGATTCTTAAAAGTCCAAAAACCTACAGAAACGTTACAAAGTATGGTGACCCTAATTCTGATAGTCCTGCACTTGCAGCAGGAAAACTTAGTCATTGGATGCTTTTAGAACCACAAAAGATGGATGATGTGTGGGTGGTAGAAGCATCATCAAAAAACACCAAGATATATAAAGATGCAAAAGAAGAAAAAGGTGAAGTATTTTTAAGAAAAGAAGTAAACGCAGCAGAACGTTTAACAGATGCTGTATTAAGAAATGAAGCTGCACTACAACTATTAAGCAATAGTGAATTTGAAGTACCTGAAATAGCTATGCTTGAAGAAGGTTTAGCTTTTCGTGGCAAAGCAGATATTATACAAGGGGATACTATCATAGATTATAAAACATCAGCAGACTTATCTTCATTTAGATACTCGTGTGATAAATATGGTTATGACCTACAAGCATATATGTATTTAAGATTGTTTAACAAAAAGAAGTTTACATTTCTTGTAATAGACAAAGCAAGTACAGACATAGGTATATTTGAAACTACTGATGAGTTTATAGCAAAGGGTAAAGAAAAGTTTGATAGGGCAGTAAGCGACTACAAATACTTCTTTGAAGAAGATAATGATTTAGACCAGTATGTAATGCGTGGAATATTATAGTATGGATCAATTGTCTTTGTTTGAATCAGATTATTTAAGTAAATTAGAACCTTTAAAACATTGGAAATATAATACAGAAGCTGTAGAATACTTTTCAAGATATAAGATTAATAGAAGGGGACAGGTATATGACTTTAAAACAAACAAATATAAAATCATCTTAATTGATAAAAAAAAGTCAAATAATTACTATCCTACTGTTGGTTTAGCAAATGACTTGGAAAAAATTAATACCTATCAAATTCATAGATTAGTAGCTTGTAGCTTTTTAGAAAATAAAGACAAATTAAATTACACACAAGTAAATCATATAGATAGTAATAAACTAAACCATCACATATTAAATTTAGAATGGAACACGCCATCACAAAATATGCAGCACGCAGGTGCATCTAAAAATAAAAACCAAATAGAAATGTTTTGAATAAAGAAATAGCAAAAGAACTTGATATATTTGCAAATGATGTATGCAGCAGATATTCAAGAAAAGATAGAGAAGGTAATTTTAATAAAGAAACATTTTCTATAAGTGAAATAATACCAACAAGCGACCACACAGCAACAGTAGTATTTAAAAAAGATACAGGTAAATTAGCGGCATTTTTATTTTACTTTATTAATAGGGGTGCTTCTAAAGGATGGAAATATCTTGTACCTACTGATTCTCATATAACAGGATTTAGAGCATTTGAATATTATAAGCTGCAAGTAGAAAGAAGTAACTATAAACATAATTTTGAATAAAGAAATAGTACAAGAATTTTACCTGCTTGCTTTAGTAGATATAACAAATGGTAAAGACATAGCAGAACTTGAAGAAGCTATAGACCTATACGAAGAAGAAGAAGAATATGAAGCGTGTGCAGGAATACTAAAAGCAATACACGAATCAGGATATTTAACAATAAAAGATATAATATTAAAAATAGAAGATGAACAAGGATACGATTAAACAAATAGTAGAAAGCTACTTTGAAATAAACATAAGTAGAAACACAAGGAAACGCCAATACGTAGAAGCACGTGCTATATATTTTAAACTATGTAGAGAATTTACACAATTAAGTTTAGGGCAAATAGGTAAATCAGTAAACCGTGACCACGCATCTGTACTACACGGAGTAAGAAGTATTAACACTTGGGTACAAGTTGACAAAAGAATGAATAATAGTATGCGTATTCTAAGAAACAAAATAATAAACTACCAAATAGAAAAAGATGAAACGGTAGAACTAAATGAATCAATAGTACTTAAATACATTGAACTAAAAGAACAGGTAAAAAGTCAACAAGAAACAATAGACAAACTAAACATAGACCTAATTGAAATAACAGAAAAGCACACAATAAGGGAAAGGTTCTATGAAAAGTGTGGGTTTATAGGATAGTGTAGAATAACAAAATATTGATAATGTTATTGTTAGAATAGAATCATTAATGAAATTTTTTGATTATGGACAAAAGAAAGTTTAACGGTGGTAACAAATCAGCAGGTAGAAAACCTAAAGCTGAAGAAGTAGCACTTATAGAAAAGCTAACACCACTTGAACCATTAGCGTTTGATGCATTGAAGAAGGGACTGGAAGAAAAGGATTTTAAATATGTCCAGTTATTCTATAATTACTATGCAGGTAAACCACGTGAAACAAAAGATATTAGTATCAACGAAGATTTACCAATATTCTTATAGATGCAGGTTGCAAGAACCAAAGCACTAAATAAGTTATTAGAATTAGATAAAAGAATACGAGTAGTTAAAGGCGGAACATCAGCAGGAAAAACTATTTGTATTTTACTTATCCTAATAGACTACGCCATAAGAAACGAAGGTAAAGAAATAAGTGTAGTATCTGAATCTATACCACATCTTCGTAGGGGTGCTTTTAAGGACTTCTGCCAACTTCTAAAAGGTTTAGGTAGGTATAATGATAGCCAATTAAATAAAAGCGTTTTAAAGTACACATTTACGAATGGTAGTTATATAGAATTTTTTAGTACTGACCAACCTGATAAATTGAAAGGGGCAAGAAGAACAGACTTATATATAAATGAGTGTAACAATGTACCCTTTGATGCTTTTAATCAACTCGCAATAAGAACATCAGGAAATCTGTGGTTAGATTATAACCCTTCCAGTTTATTTTGGGTAGACAAAGAAATAATAGGGCAAGAAGATGCAGACTATATAACCCTAACATATAAAGACAACGAAGCACTTGATCAAACTATTGTAAAGGAAATAGAGAAAGCTAAAGAAAAGGGTAAAACATCTACGTATTGGGCAAACTGGTGGCGTGTATACGGTCTTGGTTTGCAGGGAAGCCTTTACGGGGTATGTATTCCTGACTGGAAAGAAATAGATAACATACCACAAGAAGCACGTTTGTTAGCTTATGGTATGGATTTTGGTTATAGTGTAGACCCTACAACATTAATAGCTTTGTATAAATGGAACAATGCCTATATCTATGATGAAGTTCTATATAAGAAAGGAATGCTTAACAGGGACATTAGCAGGTTCTTATCACAAGCTGATATAAAGGAAAGTATTGTAGCTGATTCAGCAGAACCAAAATCAATAGCAGAACTGCAAGGGTATGGTCATAATATACACGGTGTAACTAAAGGTAGAGATTCAGTAGTATATGGTTTAAACCTAATGAACCAAAATGAAATATACGTAACAGCAAGAAGTAAGAACCTTAAACGTGAATTAGGTGGATATGTATGGGCAAAGGATAAAGAAGGTAACCAATTACAAAAACCATCAGGGTTACATCCTGACTGTATAGATGCTGCACGTTACGTATTAACCGACCAATTAGAAAACCCTAACAAAGGCGAGTATTATATTTATTAATTGTTAATTATTTGTTTATTAAATAAATAGTGTTATATTTGAGTATAATTAAAAACAAACAAAATGACAGAATTAATAAAAGAAATTAAAAAAATAAAACAAACTGATATGGATGGTGAATCTTTTTTACCTTATAAAAACTTAACAGAAAAAGGATTTATTAATAACGATACCCTTAAAGAAAGATTAAATAATACAAAAGATTTAATAAAAAAAGGTTGGACAATAAAATCATCAATTAACTATTACTTTTAAAAACACAGGGGGGGCAACCCCCTTTTTAATTAACCAATATTTATATTATGAAAACAAAGAATAGAATTGAAACCAGAATACTAAAAGCAATGTTTAGCTATAAGAATATAATAGTTGCTTCAGCTTGGGGATTAACAGCTTACGCTTCTATGTACGCTTGGATGTATTTAATAATGTTTATATTTGAATTATAGAATGCGACAAGCGTGTTGGTACGAAGAAATATATGTAGTGCAGAAACCAACGGTAAAAGGAACGTTTAAAGGTTCTGATGTTACCCTTCACATAGACTACAAAGGTAAAAACAAAGTAGAAGGTAATGGTACTACATACAAACAAAACAGTACAGTATTAGAAGATAAGATAGAAGAAGCATATCAATATGCATATAAAAGGTTTATATTAAAAGAATAGTTTGGGCAGCTATAAATGTCTTTTCATTTTGTTAGTAGGATTAGGGGTTGCAGTAATGTGATCCTTTTTCTATTTATACAAATTACACTAAAAGTTATTGTATTAATATGAAGATTGAAATAAACGTACCTGATAGCCTAAAAGAAATTACATTAGGGCAATATCAAAAGTTTGAAAAGATAAACATAGAAGAAAATAAGGATACTACGTTTCTGCTTCAGAAGATGGTACAGATATTTTGCAGTCTTGATTTAAAAGATGTGGCAACAATCAAATACAAAAGCGTACAGGAAATAGCACTACACTTAAACAAGGTGTTTGATACAAAGCACGACTTAATACCAACCTTTGAAATAGGCGGTGTTAAATTAGGTTTTATACCTGTACTTGATGATATGACATTAGGCGAATATATAGACCTTGATAATAATTTAGGTGACTGGCAAACAATGCACAAAGCAATAAGCGTTTTATACAGACCAGTAACATTTAGCAAAGGACATAAATACCAAATAGAAGATTACAAGGGAATAGTAAATGATGAAGCTATGAAACAAGCACCTTTAGATGTAGTCTTTTCTGCTTTGGTTTTTTTTTATCGTTTAAGCAACGAATTAACGAAAACTATCCTGAACTTTTTACAGAAGGAAACGAACAAGAAACTAACTACACAGCAGAAGCAAACTTTGGGGTTAAGTGGGGATGGTATCAATCCTTATATGGACTCGCTCAAAAAGATGTTGCCAGATTTGACACGGTTACTAAATTAAATGTACATCAATGCCTTATGTATTTAGCATTTGAAAAGGAAAAAATACAAATAGAAAAACAATTAATAAAACGTAGATGAAAGGTTTTTACAATTTAACAGATAAATTAAAAGATGCACTACTTGCAGAACCATTTGTAAATACAGTTACGTTTGGAAGTTTAGATGATGTAGATTTAAACAAGCAAACAATCTTTCCTTTGTCGCATATCATAGTAAATAATACAACTGTAGGTAGTAAGACTTTAACATTCAATGTAAGTATATTGGCAATGGATATAGTAGATATTAGTAAAGAAGCTACTACTGACATATTCGTAGGAAACGATAACGAACAAGACGTACTAAACACACAACTGGCTTTACTAACAAGAATAATAAACACCTTACAACGTGGTGACCTATACACAGAACTTTATCAAGTAGAAGGTGATGTAAACTGCGAACCATTTGTAGATAGGTTTGAAAACAAGTTAGCAGGATGGGCAGCAACATTTGACGTATTAGTACAAAACGATATGACAATATGCGACTAAAGAAAACAGAAGCAGCATTAGAAGCATTTAAAAACTTTGTCATACAACAGGCACGTACAAGGTTAACTAAAAGCAAAAAGAACGTTTCTAAAGAACTTTATAATAGTTTAAAGGGTAATGTAAAGGTTATGCCAAATTCAATCAACGTAGACTTTGAAATGGAAGATTACGGATTGTTCCAAGATAAAGGTGTAAGTGGTAAAGAAA